AGAGCCATCCCAAAAAGTTGAAGCCATCGTCACATCTCCAATACCCGATTGCGATGTTCTATGAAGAAGGGTTTGTGAAATGTCCACAGAAGTACCAACACCTACACCAACTAGATAACTTGCAACTGCTCGTCTGCCTCCTGGGCCGCCTGGCGATAGGTTTACCTTTATGTCAATCAGATAAATCTGAGCCGTAGATGCTGTTTCAACAACAGCCACAATTCCAGTATCGACAATGGCAGTTGTGCCACTGAAAGAAGTCAACGCATACTGAGTTCCAAGCAATATAGGGGTTGTTATAGATCCAGTAGATGTAATTGTAGTGCCTGTAATGGCTAATGGTATTGTGCCGCCTATCGCAACATTATTCATCGTACTGGCAGTTGCTGGGTTAATAGTTACAGTACCAGTTCCAGTAGGACTGATAGCAACAGCAGCATTAGCAGGATTGATATTAGTTGCAACTTCAAGTGACAAATTGCTGCCACCACCAGAACCCCATTGCAGTTGAGCAGTTCCACCATTATTTTTAAGAGTACCACCAGCAGAACTTGTTGCTTGGATAACAGGTGTTGTAACACTGGTTGATGCGCTTACAGTAGTAGCGTTAATAGTATTACCGCCTTCTACCTTTTGCCATACTGAACCATTAAAGACAGCCCAGTCACCAACGCCCCATAATGTTTCACCATCTAAGTTAGTTGATCCAGCAACGCTAACAACATAGTAGTCACCTTTAGTGCCAACACCAGATGCTAGTGCAGGGCTATTAGTAGAGGCGTTCCATGTGCCTTTGTAATTTAACGCACCGATGGCGTTGGTAATTGATGATACGGTCTTTAACATGATTAATGCCCCTTTTAAAATCCAATAAACTGAACAACATCACCAGCATTTAAGCCAGTTAAGAATGTGACAGAGTTAGTTGATTCAGTGTAATTTAGCGTTACTATTTGCTTACTGCCATTTACAAAAACAAATAAACTATTTGTTCCTGTTGCATAAAAAAAACTTAAATTAAATACTGTTTGCCCAGCCGTTGCAGTAACAACATCGTTACCGCCAGATATACCAAATGAATTGCCACTTAATGATGTATAAACAGTGCTGCCATTTTTATCCATGACACGAATACTATAATTACCGCTAGTATAAAATCTTGATGGTGTCCCATTATAAACAACATAGCCATTCAATGTGCGGATAGGTTGTGCAGCAGGTATAGTTAGCGCAGAATCCCAATAGACATTAATAGGATTAGTCTGCGGATCAAGATAAGCTGCGCCAATCCAGATATAACCATTTTCTAATGGCTGACCATCGGCTTCCGAGAATATCGGATAGGGTGGATTAACAGATACTGACATTTATTTATTCTCCTGTATTGTCGCTACTGGCAATGCGTTTAGAGCATCATTAATCTGCGCTTTTGTGCGGCCTTCTTTTTTCATCTTAATAATTTGACGCACACCAGTTGCAATTGGTACAGGTAATCCTGTAAGCGCACCAGTAGCACCAGCCTCAGCGATGGCTGCCATCAATGTGCCAGCAGTTCCAGAGCTGTTTACTAATGTGCCTGGTGGCACAGTCGATACATAACGAACCGTATCATTTAAATCACGAACAATAGCTGCGTTTTGTTTACCAAGCATTACATCAAGCCTACCATTAGAATCTAATGCACGTATTGTTTGGTGAAGTTTTGCAGGTGATACTAATGGATTATCATTTGAATCCATGCCCATGCCTTTTGTGGCTTCATCACGAATATATCGCACAGTCGCACCTTGTAACTCTCTAAAGGCTTGTTTTCCATCAGCACCACTTGTTAATAGAACACGCTTTAAAAAAGTAATTTCCTCTGGTGATGAGTTTAAAATAGATTTAGCAAACACTTGGTCTGCTGCTACTTGTGGATCATCCATCCCTTTACGATTTTTTACTAGTCTAGCAACAATGGCACGATTCTCATATTTTCTAGCTTGCTGTGTTCTTAATCCTCTTGCTTTCTTATATAAATCACCAGCAAGTGGTTCTGTCTGCAAGTCTATCAATTTTTTAACAATGGTTTCATCTCTTATACCAGCGGCATCATCAAACTTAGCTATGCCACTAATCTCACGCCTGAAGTCCTCCATCTTGCCAACGGTTGCTGGTCGTGCAACTAAATTACCATCTGCATCCTCAGTAGCAATATCAAGTTTTTTCATAATAGCACGAACAGAATCTGTGACAGCAGCAGATGGAACTGCTTTAGGTTTGCTATTTAAATAATCAATTACTGATAACTGAGTGGGTGTTCCATCAATCTCAAAATCAACACGTATGCCTGGATCAACTTCCACACTAGCCTCTGGTGATTTTCTAGCTTGCTGATAAGCCACTCTAGTTTTAGCTTTAGCACTTGATAAGCCTTCAGATAGTGCTTTAACAACTGAACTACCAGTCGCAGACATATCCATAAGCTGTGCATCAGTCATCTCAGCTATTGCATCAAAGTTTTGCAACGCTTGTAGATTGTTTTCCTCGGCACGTGATCGTAATGGCTCACCTAGTGGGCCTTTCATTTGCTCTTTTTCAAAAGCTAATTGACCAGCTTCTCTTGTTGCTGCGCCTCTAGTTAGTGTTACAGGAACAGGCAATGCCTCTGCTGTAGCAACACGCCTTTGCGCCTCTGGTGTGGCTGCAGCACCTACTGATACTCTTGGAGCTGTAGGTGTTGTTGGTTCAATGCCAAGTGTTTCACGCACTGCCGTAGCTGCTGTTTTAATAGGTTGAGCCATAGCTTGCACTGGTTTAGCAATCGCTTGACCAGTTGCCCTACCTGCTTGCTGCACTGCGGCTGCACCACGCTGTGCTGTGGCTTGTGTGATAGGTGCTGCTGACCTTAATGCTTGTGTTACTGCTCTAGGTGCGGCAATCATTGGTAAAACTGGTGGTAATGTTTCAGCTAAGAACTCCCCAGTTTCCTGCACCATCTCTTGTCCAGCTTGAGTGCGAGGTGCGTATGTTAATGATCTACCACCTGCTGCGGCAGCTTCCTCTACTGCTCTAACTGCTTGTGGTGTGCCATATTCACCAGATAAGATTTGTTTAGTTAGTTCATTACCAGTGCCAACTATAGTGCCAAACGTGCCACCAGTTGCTCCTGTAAGCAATGTAAGCGCAGTTTCACCAGCACCAACGAGTTGCTCACCAAGTGTTGGCTCTTGTGGCAATGGTGCAGCCTGTTGTTGAAATGTGGTGGTTGTTTCCTCTTGCTTTGCAAGCTGATAAGCCTGTGCCACCGTATCAAATTCAGGCGTTCCACGTTTAGCAGAATTTTTTACAATCCATGCTGCGTAATCATCAGCCATTGCCATTATCTGCCCTCTAAGATTCTGTCTGCTGCTGATCTAACGTCATTAACAGCACGACCAATAGTATTTACTGGTGGAGTTGGTGCAAACTCATTAGGAATTTGTTGCCCTGCTGGAGTTGCTCTTTGTGCAGGTGCTTTATAGCGTTCATTAACATCAGTAACTACTCTTTGAGTAAAGTCATTAAATGATTCATTAGGTTTTGTTGCATAATCACCAGCAATAAACGTATCTCTTGCACGTGTTAAAACACCATTGTTGTTTGCAAGCCAGTCTGTTTTAGCATTGGCTATAGATGCGTCAATGTCCTGCAATTTAGCCATACCACGGAGAAAGTTAGATAAATCGGTGGCAGATGCTGTTTCGCTTGGAAAGCCTTTTAATGCTAATGCAATGTCACGATCAGTCGCTGGGCCTGGTGGCAGAGCTTTAATCGCTGCCGTATTACGCAACCTAGTGTACTCTTGTTTAAGTTGTGTCATACCACCTTGAAAACCACCAAGTTTTTTCAAGTAATCAGATGCACTTGATGCAACACCATAGTTACCACCTTGGGCTGTTATGCGTTGAGCTAAATCATTAAACTGATTTGCTGATTGTTTAGATGCTGCTGCATTAACGGCAGATGTATTAATTGCTGTGCGTACATCAGCAGGTAGGTTTCTTTCTGCTACTTTTATGTTTGCAAGTTTTTCGCTTACAGTTGCTGCAGTCGTTTGTTTGTCTAAAGCAAGTTTGGCAGCTCTATCATTAATCTGACTTTTAAGATTGTTTACATTCCATTTTTTTGCTTCAAGTTCAGCCAATTCTTGTTGTATAGCAAATTTTCCCTTAGCATCAGCAGCCTTAGCATCAGCCTGTGCTTTCAGTAAATCAGCAGCAGCTTTATCTTTTGCTGTCACAGCCTGAGCTTGAGCTGTAGTTGCTTTTGCTTGAGACTCCTGTGCATCAGCTATTGCTTTAGTTAAAGTGCTAGGAGCTGTTTTGCTTGCTGATAGTGCATCAACTGTTTTCTTAAAGCGGTCTGGGTCAATCATTGTCAATGCAGCATTAACTCCAGCTTGTGCAGAAGTTGTATCACCACGATCTATAGCATCTAAAATCTGCTGATAAACAAGTGGTGATTCGCCAGAGTTCTTTTTAGCTTCAATGATTACTTCAAGTTTGCTTTTAGCTACATCAGGATTAGCACTTTCTAGGGCAGTTGATATTTCAAAGCCTTGGTTAAAGTCATTCTTAACCTTTTCCTCACCATAAGCCTTACGTGCAGCTTCAGTTGATTGATACTGCTTAGGGTATTTAAGCGTAAATTGAGCAAATTTTTCTTGAGTAGGATTGTTTATCGTTTCCTCTAAGTCAGTTCTATATGCTGCTGCCTGTTCCTCTAAAGCAACTCGTTCTTGACGTTTAGCAAATGCAGCACCTAAGTCCTCGATGCCCTGACTAATGTTTACCTGCGGCACCATGCCAGCATAATCAATCGGTTTTTGTAGTGGATTAATAGCCATATCGTTACCTTAAAAGAAACCTGCTGCTGATTTGCCAATACTTAATAGATCACCAAAGGCTTGTCTATTTACATTGCCTCTGGCTATTTGACCGCCAGCCGTAGCTGCACCTTGGTTTGCAAGTAGGTTAGCAATTGAATCTGCTGAAGCCATGCCTTGTTCGGCTTGACCTGCTGCCGATGCTTGACCTAGTTTAGTAAAGCCACCAAGTCTGCCGTATTGTTGTTCAATAAGTGAGTTAAGTATTTGCGGTCTAAATTCACTTAAGGCTGCTTGCACATTACCGCCACGCAAGCCACCAGTAGCAGCAGCATTTTGTAAGATAGCACTTTCACCTTGTCGCGTTAATGCTTGAAAAATAGGGGATTGTTCTTGTTGAGCTATTGCTGCAGCTTGTGCCTCTGGGCCAGCTAACCCAATCAATGCCTTTTGAGCCGCCATTGATTCAGTACCAGCAGTCACATACGGTGACATTAGCTCGACTAGCTTATCAAACTGTCTGCGTTGCTCATCAATGCCAGCCTGTGCAGCCGCAGCTTGCGTAGCAGCACCAGCTTGTGCAGCCTTACCAGCCGCCTTAGCACCTGTAATACCGCCAACTACATCACCAACTAAATCGCCAACAAAACTCATGCTGTTCTCCATTCCTGCCGAGTCATACCCAGCACATAAACGTCTTTAACTATGCCACCTTGTACACACGCACAACGTCTGCAACCTTCGTTTTTAAAGCCTAGTTTCAAAGCAAAATTCTTTGCCGCCTCTAAGCCTTCAATAATATAAACAGTTACACGCAAGATAGGATGGGCAAAAGCCCAAGCCAAACACTTCGCAGCTAATTTGCGTGATTCTTTAATTGATGATTTTTTAAGCAATGAGTGTAACTCTAACTCAACTGCACTTTGTTTAATAACCATAAATGCGCCAGCAAATGTGCTGCCTATCCAAGCGGACAAGTAAGTAACATTAGGGTGGATGATGGGTGCAGCAGGGCGGTGATCGTGACCAATCTTATTAATATAAGGGTCAGCGTACACTTCCAGTAAATGCTCGTCTGTAATTGATTCTGTAACAGATACTAGCATCATGTCTCCTAATAGGGCATTGGGAGCTGCTGGTTGCTCAATAAACTCAGCGCACTTATTTTCTCACACTGACGCATTTTGTCAATCATCCTCTCTATCCTCCCAAGCCTGGCATACTCGCATATCATTGCAGATAAAGTTTAACTTCTCACAGTGACCTCTAAAGCCATAGCCCTCGTCATATCCAGCCATCGGTATGCGTTCAATCTTAACCTGTGTCATTAAGCTATTGTCATAATACTCACAGTTAGAGCAGTGCTTACGTCTAGCGTCTTTTTCATCGCATTGCATAGCTTCAGCTAATCCAGCATAAAACTCTTTGTTTTCTTTTGGGTCGTTGCTTGGCATTTCAGGGCCATAATTCCAATCCTGCACCGCAATAGCAAAGTTCTTTTTATTCTCTGCTGGAGTTACAAATTCCTCCTCAGACGGTAAACCCATAAACCCTTTTGGCATTACTAGAAAATCTTTCATGTTAGCTCCTAAGTTATCTCTCTGCCTGATGCTCTAATCGTTAAAGCAGCAGCAGTGCCAGTTGTTGAAATAAATCCACCAGCAGCCAATACTTGACCTACTAGCTCTGGGAATGTGTAAGTTTCATCAGGTGCTATAGCTCTAGTATCCACGATTAAGTTAGTAGCCCCAGCCGCACCACCAGATGACACTAGATTAACGCTAATCACTGCGTTTGATGCTGTGGTATTAGTCGCTGTAAACTTATCAATGATAGCTGTGCAGTTAGTCGCAGTATATTGCGTTGTCTGTGCCGCTTCCATTTGTTTTGAGCCAATGAGTGGTTTTGCTATTACTGCCATTTTATATCTCCTTAAACCGCTTCTGCGCCACTAGCGGTAATGGTTAAACCAACCGCAGCCGCTTGTATTTGAATTGTATCACCAGCGTTCATTACTTGTATTCCATCATATTGCAAAGCATTGTTGTTAGGTACAGGCACATCATATAAAAATGCGTTAGCCGTTCCTGCTGCACCTGCTGATGGCACTAAAAAAACTCGCACGTTAATAGAAGCAGCAGTAGTGTTAGCAATGCTTAGTTCTTTAAGCAATGTACGTGTGGTTGCTGGTACAGTATAAAGCGTAGTAACGCCTACTGTGATGGCAGTCTGTCCTAGCTTGGTTGGGGTTATTACATCGAAAGCCATGTTAGCACCTGATTTGATCGCACTCTAGCGGTTTGGTTTGCATACGGTAATATCCCATTAACATCATGGGATAATTCTACATTATTATGTATTGGTGCTAGTGCCAGCATTTCTACTATATTTGAAATGCGTGCAAAAGCATCTAAAGCCTGAACACCTTTGTTATCGCCATTAACGGCTGTGTCTTGAGCAAGTCTAATGATTTGAGCCAATGCGTCATTAGCAGTTGCGTTTGCAATACCAGCCTCAATACTAATTCCTGTTGTGTCTGCGCTTGGTGCTACTTGGTCAGCAACGGCAAACAATCTCTCAAATTGTTTTATCTGCTCGAAGTCTTGTAAGAAACTAGCAAGCTGGTCACGTGTTAAACTTAGTTTTTGTGTAGCCATATCAATACGCCAATGGCTCTAATTGCGCTTCAAGTCTTACGAATGATAGGTGAGCATCACTGTCACCATTAAAGCGTTGTATACGCCAGTTTCTCATGTGTCCTTGCTGAAACCATGTTATGCGTTTCTTTCTGTCACCAGTCGTACCTACTCGTATAGCTTTTGGCTGACTCCAAGTAATACCATCAACTGAATAGCTAGTCGTTATCATTGGGTTTTTGCCTAATGCAACGCTACCGGTCAACGTAACTAATTCTAATTGATTGAATAATGCACCACGACCTTCGTTATAAACAATCAGTGTGCCAAACTCCCATCTAACAGTTTCACCCCAATGAGTGCCAATAGTGTCCACTAGATAACCGATATTGCTAGACTGTGGATCACCCACTAGCCACTTGTCATAAGCCCATACTAAGTTTCTTGCTCGGTACTGACTGAATCCAACAATGCTAGTGGTTAAAGTAAACCATACGTTCTGACCTAATGCCTTTGTAGCGTTTGCATCAAATACAATCGTGCGGTCTGGCAGATGAATATATAAATGTTGATGCGATCTATCATTACGGGCTTCTAGTTTTACCAATGCTAATTGCGCTTCAGTATAACCTAATAGAATCTCGTCAATCTCTTGTGTGCTAATCTTAGTTACTTGTGCATTTGCGCCTACATAAATGCTTGGTGCTTCATTACGCCCACTACCTAAAAATGCTATATTCTCAATAAATACGCAACTAGCAAACGTACCTACTACGCCCTTTTGTATTTGTGCGCCATCAATACGTTGAAACGGAAAGAACTGACCGGCTACGTTATCAAACACCTCAATGGTGTTACGGTTCAACGCATAGACCTCATTGCGTAGTTTAAGCAAAGCAACAACTGGGTCTGGGTCAACTTCAGACGAACCATACTTTAATGGATTAACTTGTGTCGGATCTGTAAGCTCAGTTACGATTAGGCTAGTACCGTCAGTGGTCATAAAATAACCATCTACCCATACAACGTCTAATACAATACCTAAGTCTGGGTCAGTTACTTGCGTTAATGTTGATGTTAATGGATTCCAATAGTACAAACGTGTGCCAGATACGATAGCTAGTAAGTCAAAGCTATAATCAAGTGTTACTAATGTATCAACTGGGCCACCAACATCACCTAGAACCGCTACTGTGCCATCACTAGCCACTGTTACTAGCTTAGTACCCATCACACGATAGCAGATACCATTCCAATTGATACCGCCTCTATCAACACCAGAACCAGTGCCATTAGCAACAATGCCATCGCCTTGACGTAAGAATCCACCGCTAATGCCAGACTCGATTGGGACTGGTACTAAATTGATTGGATAACTGGTGCGTAGCTCTGGTGTGTTATCAACAAAGATGCCATTTAGGATAGGGATTTGCATTATTTTTTAGCTTTATTACGTGTGGTGATTGCTTTGGCTTTAGCCTTTGCATCGGCTTTAGATGACGCACCCCAAGCCTTTAGCGAAAGAAGTAATCTAGTAGGTTCGCCATCTTTATACTCAGGGCCAGCATTACCGCCCATACGCGCTAGAAAAGATGCTCTGCGAGGATTGTCACCAGACTTAACAGGTGGCTTTAGATTGCCACCAGTTTCTTTGTTATACGATGCCCTGCCCTTAGCGTTCAATCCACCTTTAGCATTTTGCCCAGCTTTAGTTTGCCATGCAGGTGATTTCATTTTTTTCTAGCCTTTAGTGGGACTTTAGATAACTTGTTTTTATTAGGCTGTTTAGCTGGATTGCTTGGTTTTCCGTTTGGCAAAAACCGCATAATGTTCTCCTAAGCTAACACTGCGCCTCTAAGTGATATTGCCCACCAGTCAGTGCCAATGAATTGTAATTGACAGCTATCACCCACGGCATTGAATGTAATGGTTGTTCCAGCACCTAAGTTAGTTGGCGTTAAAACACCAGTATCACCACCAGCCGCTTCAGCAACATAGACGATGTTCTTAATTTGACCTTGTGCACCATTAGCAAGTGTTAAAGCATTACCAGCAGCCGTTGATGTAAAGGCAGTCGAGTATGTTGTTAGATTAACCGCACCAGCACCACTTAATGCTTGAACTGAACCGTTGATGTTATCAAACGTTGGGCCAGTAGCGAATACATTAAGACCAGTACCAGTTTCATCGGTAAGTGCAGCAGCTAAATTAGCAGATGATGGAGTCGCTAAGAATGTTGCCACATTAGCAGCAAGACCAGATACGCCAGTCGCAATAGGTAATCCAGTGCAACTTGTTAATACACCGCTTGTTGGTGTGCCTAAGATAGGTGTTACAAGGGTTGGGCTTGTGTTAAATACCAATAAGCCTGTGCCTGTTTCATCAGTCATTGCAGTACGTAAGTTTGCACTAGATGGTGTTGCTAAAAATGCTTGTATGCCAGCAGCGTACGTTGTTTCAGCATTGATTTGATACCATGAGTTGGTTGGCTGATAGAATCTAATTGCTGTCGCTGTTCCTGCTCCTAAGAATGACACACCACCAAAAATAGCAGTCGCACCATTTAACGCAATCGTCAATGATGTTATCTCTTGTGTGGTTGTTATAAGCACAGTAGTACCATCAGGCACACCAGTGTTTAGCGGTAATGTAATAGTTCCAGCAGCAAGCGTTCCAGCAGGTTGTAGTAGCATCCACTGGTCATCGCTTACAGGTGTCGGCACTGTAATGTTAAAACCATTGCCAGGCACATACAAATTGGTTGATAGTGTTGGTGATGCAAATGTCTGCTGAAAGTATGTCAGCAAGCTACCGATAGAAGTTCTACGTGCATCGCCATTGTTTGGTGAGTAAACAGGTAACTGGTCACCACTTGAGATTGTATTTAAAACTGGTAATTGATTAATGGTTGGCATGATAATCCTTAAAATTCAATTGGGCCATCTGGGCCAGCATCAACTGGATTGTATGGCGGTCTAATAAATGGATCGTCATATACTCTCCACGGCTTGTTACCTGAACCTGCTGGCATTGTTGCTGGTAGTTGTTGTTCAAGTGGGAATGTTGCACGTTGCAATAAGATGTCATAACCTTGTTTGGCAGTGGTCTTGGTTTCAATCATCACTGTTTTGCCATAACTTGGTGCTAGACGTATAGCTAGACTACAGATAATAGCTTCATAAGCTGAATCAGGTACGTTAGTTTCCTCATCGAGGTCACTATCTTGTGGGCTGGATGGTATTGGATAGGCAAGCCTTATCCCTTTAGCGTTCCAGTCAGCCATCATTGCATCAAGTCTGCGTAAGGCAGATTCAAGTTGCTCTGGCTGCATATCAAAGACATAAGATGCTAGACCGATTTCCTCTAGCGCAGCACTTATAAATTGTCTTTTCGTATATCCCATTATATCCCCATCGCTTCATTAATATGTTTCAGTAATGTGGCGTTCGACCAGTGCTTGTTTACAACTAAACCTATTTTATCAGATTGCTGTAACATTTCATCACGTGTCAATTCATTTAAATCAATGTCTGGTACTTCATTTATTACTTCTTTAACGTAACCAATAGGCGATGGGCGTTGAACTTTAGTTGCCTTACGTTCAATGGTTTCCTGCTTTTTCAAGCGTCTCTTTTGTTGACGCAACTCTTTCGCTGGTGAAAGAGCCTTGTCTTTAATTATTGCGGCTGATCTAATCATTTCTTTTTCATTGGTGCTTTGCTAGGTTTACCTGCAGCTTTGGCAGCCTTGCTTGCTACGCTTAATGAAATAGCAACAGCTTGCTTTTGTGGCTTGCCTGATTTCATTTCCATCGCTATGTTCTTACCGATGGTTTTCTTAGAATAACCTTTTGACATTGGCATAATATACTCCAAAAAGAACAGGCCAGTATCTCTACTGACCTGTTTTATTACATTAAGACAAACGGTAAGACACAAATGTGTCCGCAGCAGTCTTACGAGTGCGCCAGATGGCTGATGTTACAGTTGCCACAGCACCAGTACCAACAACTGTATGACCAGTTGCAGCAGCCGTTACAGTGAAGGCATTAGCACCTGTTGCAATTACTGACCAATCAAATGAATCACCTACAGCAAACTCAC